GATACTGGACGGCGTGCTGCCGCAGCACTACTGGAATTTTCGGGGCGACCTACACTTCCAGCCCAAGACATGGAAATGGATCGACCCGGCGAAAGAGGTCAATGCCGAGATCGACGCGCTCGACGCTCATTTGACCAGCCGCACCCGCATCGCGGCGCAGAACGGCGAGGATATCGAGGACATCTTCACCGAGATCGCCGCCGAGGAGGCGCTCGCGAATGAAAAAGGCATCAAACTCAACCCGCCGAAACCGGCGGCGGCGAAGCCCGCCGCGAAACCCGCCGACGAAGGCGCAAACGAGGATGACGAGTGATGGGAAAACCGAGGATTCAGGGGCAGAACATGGACCGGGCGGCGTTGTTGACCGAACTGCGCGGCAAGACGCAATACGTCGAGATCGAGCTGGACCGCGCGGCAGTGAATCTCGAAGCGCGCACGGTGGATCTCGCCTTCTGCTCGGAGGTGCCGTACGAGCGCTGGTGGGGCGTCGAAATTCTCGATTGCGCGCCTAAGAGCGTGCGCATGGACCGGCTCCAGAACAAGGCCGCGGTGCTGGTCGATCACACGAGCGAGAAGCACGTCGGCGTGGTGGAGACCGCCAGGATCGACGGCGACCGCAAGGGCCGCGCCCGGACCCGCTTCGGACGTAGCCCCTTTGCCAACGAGATTTTGCAGGACATCGCTGACGGAATCCGCACCAAGGTCAGCGTTGGCTACGTGATCCACGACCTGGTGCTGGAACGGAAGCAGGAAGATTTATCAACCTACCGCGTCACCGACTGGGAACCCTACCATATTTCCCTGGTATCGGACCCGGCCGACGACACCATCGGCGTAGGCCGATCGGCGCAGCGGTCATCTGAAGAGGGCACTGCAATGACGACGAAAGTGGAAGCGCCCGCCGGTGACGGCGGCGGTACGGAAGGGCTGGTGAAGGATTTTCGTGAGAACGAAACCTCGGCCAGGTTGGACGAACGGAAGAAGGTCGCGAAGCGCAACGCGGACATCCTCGCCATCGGAGACCAGTGGCCGGAGTACGACGGGCCGACACTTGCGCGGCAGGCCATCGGCGACGAGAAGATGACGGTGGACTCGTTCCGCGCCGCGATGCTGAAGGTCCTGACGGAGAAGCACCGCGAGCCGACCCGCACCGGGCAGCTCGAGGCGGACCGCGCGCAGCCCGGGCACCAGCAGGGCGGCGCGCCCTACGGGATGGAACCGCGCGAGATGCTGGCCGCGACGGCGCTCAAGGCCTTCAAGGGCATCGGCGCCGTCATGGGCAAGACCGACCAGGAAGTCGCCTATCGCGCCGGCATGTGGGCGATGGCGGCCATCCACGGCAACGCCCGGGCGATCCGGTGGTGCCAGGATGCCGGCGTGCAGTTGATCCAGGGCTCGCGCGAGCAGCTCGGGTTCAACCAGCGCGACCTGACGGAGGGCATCTTCACCTCGGCCGGGTGGCTGGTGCCGGTGGAAATGGAGGCGGCGATCATCGCCAATCGCGAGGAGTACGGCGTCATGCGGCGGATCAGCAACGTGATCCCGATGACCTCGGCCTCCACCAGCTTCCCGCGCATCACTTCCGACGCGACGGCATATTTCGTCGGAGAGGGCCAGAGCGGGACCAAATCCGATTCGGCCGGCGACCAGGTCACGCTGACGCTGAAGGACCTGATGGCGTGGACCAACATCGGCAAGAGCACGGCGATGGACACCGTGATCGCGCTGGCCGAAATGGTGGCGCGCGAGCAGGCGCGGGCGTTCGCGGTGAAGGAAGACGCTTGCGGCATCAGCGGCGACGGAACCTCGACCTACGGCGGCATCCAGGGCATCAAGACGCTGCTCGACACGGCGGCCTATTCCGGCGGCAAGATCGCCGCGGCCTCCGGGCACGACACGTTCCCCGAGATCGACGTTTCCGACATCACCTCGCTCATCGGCATCCTGCCGGTGTACGCGCGGGCCGGGGCGCGCTGGCTCTGCTCCGGGGTGTTCGACGCCGTGGTGTTCGGCAAGCTGAAGTTGAACGCCGGCGGCAACACCGTGCAGACGGTGCAAGGGCGCATCGTCGAAGGCGACTACGCCGGGTTCCCGGTGACGGTCGCTCACCACATGCCGGCGGGCGCGGCGACGGTCTACAACGGCGCCTCGATCGCGCTCCTGGGCAACTTCGATCTCGGGGTCGCGTTCGGTTCTGGGTCCGGGATGATGATGACGGTGGATCCCTACACGCTGGCGCATCAGAATCTCACCCGCATCATCACCACCGAGCGGCTCGACATCAACGTCCACGGAGTCAACAAGTCGACCACCGTGGCCGGTCCGATCGTCGGGTTGCACGGCACGACCTGATCCTGATCCGTCCCGAGCAGGGGTAGTTTCATTTCGTCCAAAACCGCGCGCCGCTTCGGTGATATGCCGGGATGGCGCGCCTGTAATAGGAAAATCGCATGCATCCTCCTCTGAAACAGAAGTTGCTGCTCACCAGCGCGCCCGACAGCACGCAGTCGCACACTGCGGTCATCGATACGCTGGGATACGACCGGGTCTCGATCGGGGTCGGATTCAGCACCGTGGCCGCAACCACCCCCGAGATCACCCTCAAACTAGGCGAGGGCGACACCACCAGCGCGTTCACCGACATTACCGAAGCGGTTGCCGGTGGAGTGGGCGGCTTTACCAAGCCCACGCCCCCGACCAACACCAGCGTGGCGAACACGATGCAGTTCGATGTCGATACGCGCCATCGCAAGCGCTACCTGTTGCTGACGGTGACGCCGTTCACGACCAAGACCGTCACCAGCTGGGCGTCGTTCGGCAGGCCGGAGTCGGGCCCGCCGGCGGCGACAAGCGACGGACTCACCGCAAGAGTCGGGTTCTAGCGGGCAGCACCACAAACGAGCCCCCGGATCCGTCCGGGGGTTTTTCATTCCGCTTTGCATGAGCGGAATGAAAAGCCGTTTTACTTAACCGACCGACGAGGTCCAGATGGAATTGCGTTACAACCTGGGTGCCGGCGCGCACCCGATCGAGGGCTATGACAACAGTTTCGACGCCGCACAGGGAAAAGAGGTTTTTCCGCTGGCACTGACGGACGGGGGCGCGGAGGAGATCCGCGCCTCGCACGTCTTCGAGCATTTCAGCCATCGCAAAGCGCAGGAGGTGCTCGCCGACTGGGTGCGGTGTCTCAAGCCCGGCGGGCTGCTGAAGCTCGCGGTTCCGGACCTGGAATACATCGCGCGGGGCTTTCTCGCGGGGAGGCAGGAGCCGTGGCAGGGCTACCTATCCGGCGGGCACGTGGACGAGCGCGATGTGCACCTCGCGCAATACGACGAGCCGACGCTCGGCGCGCTGATGCGCGCGGCGGGGCTCTCCGGGGTCCACCACTGGAAGGGCGACGGCGGGGACTGTTCGCAGCTGCCGGTGTCACTCAACCTCGCGGCATGGAAGCCGCCGGTGGCATGGCCGAACCTCGTCGCGGTCATGTCGGTGCCGCGGCTCGGGTTCATGGACAATTTTTTCGCGGCGGTGGAATTGCTGGGGAAGCTGCGCATTCCGGTCAGAAAGACGCAAGGCGCGTTCTGGGGGCAGTGTCTCACTCGCGCAATCCAGGAAGCGATGAACGAGGGCGCCGAGTGGGTGCTGACGCTCGATTACGACAGCGTCTACGACTCGGAGGTCGTGAAGGACCTGCTGGCGACGGCAATCGCCCACCCCGAGGTCGACGCGCTGGTGCCGCTGCAGATGTCGCGTATGAGCGGCGTGCCGCTGATGACGGTGCCGGGGCCGGACGGAAAACCGATCTCGAACATCGACCGCGAGGGAATGATGCAGACGCTGCTGCCCATCCTGACCGGGCACTTCGGCTGCACGCTGCTCAAGGCATCCGCCCTGGCGCGGACGCCGAGACCGTGGTTTCTCGGTGTGCCGGATCCCGATGGCGGCTGGGACGACAGGCGGATCGACGACGATATTCATTTCTGGAGGCAGTGGCAGAAGGCCGGCAACCGCGCCTGGTGCGCGCCGCGCTGCGTCATCGGCCACGCGGAGCTGCACATCATCTGGCCGAACCGCGACCTGCAGAACACGCTGCAATACACGAGAGACTACTGGCGGGATGGCCCGCCGCTGGAGCTATGGCGATGATTGAAGAGCGTAAACGTCCGATCAAGCAATTCAGGGCGGTCAAGTCGTTCGGCCCCTACCGCGTCGGCGACAAGCTCCAGCCGACCGGGCTCTATCGCGATGTGCTGATCAAGCGCGGTCTCATCGAGGAAATCAAGGACGAGCCGGCGTTCCAACTTCACTCCGCGCAGCCGGAAGTAAACCGGATGATCCCCGCCGC